GTATGCGGTGAAAGACGTTGAGTTAATCAAGAGGATAGATGATGAGAACTTCACGACTGAAGCGATACTATCGTTACAACGTTTACTGATTGCTCCATTCGATGCATGTTTCTATGCTTCTAACATGGGTGGAATATACTTCATGAGGAATGCCTCATGGAAAGCACCTACGGGTATGAAGGGCGACAGGGTAGATTATGATGGTGCGATGGTCTATGACCCTCTTAGTGAGGCTACAAATGGTCTTCACTTGGGGGTTGCAGCATTTGACTTCGCAGGTCTATATCCAAGCATGATGATTGCGAGGAATATATCTTGGGAAACCAAGTCAGACACACCAACTGAGTTCGGTGTAAACATAAAAACACCAAAAGACTTCTCAGTCATAGAAGACCATGACATGAGATATTACAAGACAGACAAACTAGGTCTACTGCCACAAGCAGTTCTAGACCTGAAAGTATTGAGGAACGAATACAAGAAAATGATGAAAGAGAGTAAAAACAAATCCGACTATGTGAAATGGAACAATAATCAACTTGCCGTAAAGAGGTTGATGGCTTCCTTCTATGGAATCGTTGCATTTCAAGGGTTTGGGTGGGCTGATGTTGATTTGGCGGCTAGTATAACTGCTAGTGCTAGAGAGGCAATCAGAACTGCCGCATTCAAAGTGAGGGAACTATAATGCCAATAAAAAGTGCGAATATTGAATTTTCAAAGAGCAAAAGTGAAGAGAAATCTGAGAAATCAGAGTCTGAGTTGAGAAAAGAGGCTATGAATCAAATTTTCAAGGATACTAGGAAGGTTTTGAGCATTTCAAGCAAGGTTTTGAGCATTTTCATCTTCACTTACGGTTTGTTCTCACTTTTACAGGATGTGAATGTAATATGAGTATAGAAAAGTGGTCACAGGACAGATTTGCAACACTTGCACTACTAAGGACAGTGTTCAGTCTTGTAAAAGTGATTATTGCATCAATTATAGCAGTGGAGTTGTTAGCATGAAGGTAGTTTACGGTCATACTGACTCAATTTACGTTGATATCGAAGACAATAGCATTGAAACTGCTAAGGAGACTCTAAAAATACTAAATGAACACGTTAGAAAGTCATTTCCTAACGTTATGTGTCTAGAAGAACACCCTGTAACACTAGAGTTTGAGAAATACTTCAGAACTTTAGGTGTTGGGGCAACAAAAAACAGAAATGCTGGCTTAATCACTTGGAAAGACGGCAACTTCCTTGATGAAGAGGAGTTTGTGATGACAGGATTCACTGCAAAGAGAGTTTCTCTGACTAAATTAGCCAAAGATGTTCAACTTTCTGTCCTAAACATGTGGGTAGGAGGTAAATCTGAAGAAGAAGTAACAAAATATCTGAAAGATATGTATAATCAAGTTCTAAGAGGCGAGATTCCTCTATCAGATATACTTCAGAGAAGCAGGTATCGTGAAGAGAGGTTTATGGTTGACTGTAAGAACTGTCGTAGAAGAAACTCTATGTTTAGTTTGATAGAGAAACCATGTTGTTCTGCTAATAATTTAAACTTCACAACAACGAAGGGTAAGAGACCTACTGTTGGTTCAGGTATAGCAGGTGTATTATTCAGTCACTCCAAAGGCTATGAGGAGATAACTGATACATATCTGTATCTAAAAATAAAGAGTAAGGACACGTTCTATAATCCAATTACAGGTCAGAACGTTAAAGCAACGTATGTGTCCTTGCTAGTAGAAGATGACTTCTACGATTACGAGCCTGACTGGTCACACTATTCTGAATCAGTCATTAAAAAAGCAGAACCAATCTATCGAGCGATGGGTTGGGATATCATGAAGATATCAGTGGATAGTAGACAAAAAACGTTGGAGGAATGGTTTTAATGAGACAAAGCAATACAAATGAATACACATATCAATGGCAGCCTGAGTATTATGGGAATGAAGAGTATCCCATATTGAAGATATCCAAGTCTTCACTTGGTTCTTTTCAATGGTGTCCCAAGAGATATGAGTTTCAATACAAGGAAAGAATGCCAATAGAAACGACTGAGGTTATGATTAAAGGAAGTATAATACACAATGCAAGAGAGGACTTCTTCAATACTTTTGATGTAAAGAAAGCAGAAGATATGTCTTATGAAGAACTTGTCAACTACTGTATGGAACTTCATCCGATAGATGACTATGATGAGATGTATGAGGCAATGTCTATCTTTGAGGCGAATAGATTCATAGAAGCAAGAGATGAAGGAACAACTCAAGACTTTGTTCCAGTTATTAATGAGATAATGTTAGATGCGAAGATTGTAATCAACAAGGATGAGAATCCAAAGTATCCATTGAAGCAAGATTATGTTGTTCACCTTCAAGGTATCATTGACCGTATGTTCAAGGAAGGAGAAAGATACATTCCTATGGAATTGAAGACTGGTGGTTGGAAGGATTGGAAGACTACTATGATGCGAAAGGAAATGGCTTTCTACAAGATTCTCTTTGAGAATACACCCGATGAGAAGTTGAGAGAATGGGGATTAGACCCTGAGATACCTATCTCCCATTGGGGATGGTATTATCCTGCGGCTAATTACATCTATGTGGAAGAAGTCAAGAAAAGCAGCATAACGGCAGTAAGAAAGGGGATTGCTCAATTGATTCATTCATATGAGACTGGTATATTCCCAACTAAGTATTTTGCAAAGACCTGTTCAAATTGTAGTTTCTTTGGCATATGTGATGCTGCTAACACGGAGAGTTGGTTTTAATGAAAGGTACATGGACAGTGCGAATAATATATTTCATAGGAAAGGTATCTACTACAATTAAGAGGTGGAGAAAATGAAGTGGAAAGAATACTTTAAAAGAAAAAAAGAATATAGAGAGAGGAATAAATAATGATAGATAAAATGGTAAAAGAAGAATTAAAACAAAAGGTATGGAGTTTCTCGGAGATTGCAAACGTATCTAATACGGTTAACAATCTAGCGGAGACATTGTATGAGAAAATGCCTACTACTGACAAACTGAAGATGGTGTGGGATACCGATGTGTTTGCTGAAGAGAGAACACCATTCGGTCAGATATACATGAACACAGTAATGTCACAATTGAAAATAAAGATAGCAGAAGTTGTAAGAGAGGAATTGCTTGAAGCAAAGGTCTCTTTCAAGGAGGAAAATAAAAATGAGAATGCCAAGAGAAGTGTGGGCGGGAAGTCATCTAAGAAACGCACCACAAATGAGAAGGACAGTAATAAAGAATCGAAGTGAGTTTGTTAACTGGTTTAATTCCTATAACGGGAAGATGAACTGCTACACAACAGTCTATGACTTTGAGGACTTTAACAACGGAGTTAAACTAGACTTCTCGGTTGTTTTAGACAGAGCATTCCTAGATTTTGATGCTCATGATGAGCCATTAGAAAATGCGTATAATGACCTTAAGAAAGTAGTCTATGATTTAGTTGCTCAAGAAACTGTGTTCAAAATGTATTTCAGTGGAAAGGGTTTCCACGTATTCGTTTATGGAGAACCAGTAGATGATATCCGAAGCATTCAACAGTATTATTCCAAAATCAGCAATGGTGTTGATACGCTTGATAGAACGGGTATACAGACTAATAGATTGAGAAGAGTTCCTAACTCAATGAACCTAAGTAGTTCGGATGAGAATGGAAATCCGTATTTCTGTATTCCTCTTGTAATTGAAGACCTATCAGGTTCTTTGAACGAGATACTTTCTATGGCTAAGAAACCTAGAAAGATATCCTCAAACAATGGTACTAAATTAGTAGTGTTCCCTGAGATGGAAGCAATCGAGATGTCAGAAGTAGAAGTTGACATTCCTGTTCCAATCGGTAAACTACCAATACTTCCATGTCTGTATAACGCAGTTATGGTTGAGAATCCTAGCCACTATGCTAGAGTATACTTGGTTCAGTGGTATAGAGACTTACTAAGTATGGGTGAGAGAGTTCTCTCTTCTGAGCAGAATGACCAAATCCACAAGACGATTATGGATGAGTTAGAAGTCATTGCCTCAAAGGAAGATGTTTGGTTAGATTGGGATTCTAGGACATCTTCAAAGTATGTTAGAGGAATTGTAGATAAGGGATACAACGCCCCTTCGTGTTCTAACGTGCTTATCCCACAAGGATACTGCATTGGGAAATGTTGGAGGTATTACGATGGTGCTTAAACTGAAAATAGACAGTAGAGAACACTCAGAATTAGCAGAGATGGTTATTCATAATTGTAGGGAGATTAACGTTCCCTACGAGAAGGAATGGCTAGACATAGGTGACTACACCTTCGGCGATGTTTGTTTTGAAGCAAAGTCTGCGTTTGACTTCTTACAGTCTGTTATTAACAAGAGACTGTGGAATCAACTAGACAATATGGATGCGAAGTTCATGAATAACATAGTGATAGTTTATGGTGACTTCAGAGATGCAGTTGAGAACTATTTGATGTATGTGAATAACAAACAGAATGCTAGACTGTTGAGAAACAAGTTCGATGGTGCTATTGGTAAGATAATATTAGACACTGACTGTAACATAATATGGGTCTCATCTGCAAAGGAGGCTGCTAGAATTATATCAGTCGTTTGTAAGATGCAACCAATAGATAGAGAAATACACACTCCAAGTTTGATAAGAAAGCGTATTGCTACAACAGACTTGAGAATAGATGTTCTTTGCACGATAAAAGGAATCAGTGTGAAGAAAGCAAAACTCCTGATAGAAAGATTCGGCTCTATCATGGAGATAGGAGAAGCCTCAGTTGAGGAGATATGTGAACTGGAAGGCTTTGGTAAAGTGATTGCCAAGAGGGTAATCGATGTGCTGAATAAAGAAGATAAAATGGTGATAACATGAATGAAAATGAATATGATGAAGATAGGATGTATTATGAAGGATTAGGAGAAGAACTACCATTAGTTCAACCAAAGACAATTGGTTTACCGAAGGTGGTTGAGCAGTATGTGAAGAGTGCAGCAGATGTCTCAAAGTATAATGAGATACCTGCTGCAATCGGCTTCTTCGTTATACTTGGTCAACTGTGTAAGGATATGGTTGCTATACCGAGTGGTAGAAGAGTTGATGATTGTAGAATACAATTCATATGGATGCAAACATCGGGAACAGGTAAAACTGAGATGTATAACTTCTTTGGGCCTGTTGCTAATGAAACATTTAGGATACTGAATGAAAAGTACAGCGTTAACTATGATGTCTTTGGTGTTGATGATACTACTGATGCTGCTCTCATTGGGTCTATGAAGATAGACAAAGAGAGAGTAGAAGACGATGATGGTGAGATGCAGTGGGTTGAGATACCGACTCAAATCGATGGTGGTTTTGAGGGAAGTGGATTAGTTGCATATGACGAATTTGAATACTCAGGTGTATTCAAGCAATCCCAACATAAAGAGAACGTTATCATGTATCTGAATAAGTTCATGAATACTCTACACGGAGAGAACTGGATTATCAAAAAGAAACTTAGAGATGGTGATATCATAGAATGCAGATGTCAGAGAAGTATCTATGCTACCACATACATCCCAAAGACGTTAACAAATGTTATTGCTGAGAAGGGGGTTATTCAGAGAACTCTAATCTATATCAAGGAAGTTCCACAGGAAGTTCAAGATGAATTGAGAGAGAAGGTTCTTGATGAAGTTGGAACTATCAAACCGAAGGATGCTCCTATCAAGAAGTTCGCACAGAATTTTGTTATTATCTATGAATCACTGAGAAAAAGATTTGAAGAAACTGGTAGAGACCCCCTACACACAATAACATTTGGAACAGGTTATACTGATGCATTAAAGAATGAGTCAATCAAAATGAGAAACTATGTCGCTAATAGCAGACCTGAAGTGTTTGAGATTGCTGGAAACTTCATAACGAGGCTAAATCAGACGATGACAAGACTATCTGTTCTATGTTGTATAGCAGAAGCACCTAACATCAAAGACCCAAGTAAAAGGTACATTGTGACTGAAAGACATGCACGACAAGCCTCTTCTCTAATTCGACAATGCTATAAATCGCTTGTGTCGTGGCTAGACGTAGCATTGAAGGTGAAAACACATGCGTTGCATGAGCGAGTAGGCATTAATGCGTTCCGAGAAGCATACGAGGGGCTGAGAAAGAAAGGTGATGAAGGTTGGGTGAACAAAACTCTTCTACTATCACATGTTCGGGAGGACACGAAGAAGGGGCAAACTACGGTTTACAACAACTTCAAAAAGATTTCCAGTATGTTCGATACCAAGAAAATTGGAGTAAGAACGTATTTGAAGATAAAGGAGGAAAAGAAAAATGAGTAAAAAAGATACATACGAACATCAATTCTTGGTGTTTAACGTGAGTGATGGCCCAAAAACGATAAATGAGTCCCTAAATACATATGGGAAGGATGGGTGGTATCTATCGACAATGATAACAGTTGGCGGTGGAGAACACCTAGTAGCATGGATGTGTAAACCAAACCTAATCCAAGCACCAAATCCAGCAGAGGCTCAGGCTAAGAAACTCGCAAATCTTTGGACAGGGGATAGTGGAAAAGAATGAATGTTCTAGCCCTAGACATAGAAACGAAAAACTACTCTCATGAAATTGGGGGTTGGGGTAATACTCATATGTTTGAGGTATCTACTGTCTGCACATGGGATGGCAATCACGGAACTGTATACATTGATGAGCCAATCAAGTCGATTCGTAAATCTAATGTTTCAGTAAAACCACTTTCACAGTTGAAGTTTGACTTAGATGACCATCATCAGAACAACGGTATTCTCTTGGGACATAATATAGTTTCATTTGATTTGGCAGTTCTGAAGAACGCTATGGACATCTACTGCATTAAGAAATACTTGGATGACAAGGCATACATAGATACTAGTAGAATACTGAATAAATCATATGGTGAAAGATATTCGCTAAACAATTTAGTTCAGAACACTCTAGGTGCAGAGAAACTCATGGATAGTGCAGACGCTCCCTTGGTTTGGAAGGATGGTAGATTCTCAGAAGTTGCAGACTACTGCCTGAAGGATTGTGAACTTGTATACGACTTATGGATTCATGGAAAAGAGAACAAGATGGTGAAGGGCTTTTCCATAGATAAAGAGATAATGAAAGAATTGGAGGTAGATTGGTAATGTCACCTTGGGAATGGTTCGGCTGGATAGTCTTCGTTATTCTAGTTTCTCTACTGTTCTTTGCAGCATTCGGTAACTCAAAGTATACCGAAGAAAGCATAGATGAGTATATGGAGAATCTAATTAGCGATGAGCGTGGTCGAACTGGCTCTAACTAAAAAATGCCCTTATTGTTTTGAGGACACCATCCCTCAAAGAATAAAGGGTAAGGTTGTTGGTTCACAAGAGACTCTACACATTTGGCGTTGTAGAGAATGTAAAGCATTGTGGTCGGGGGAGTAATCCCTCGGCCATTTTGTCTTTTTTTTATGCAAATTTTTCAAGGTTATGCGAAATCAGTTGTCAGTCAAAGTACGACCTAGTGGTGATTGTGGGTCTACGAACATTATACCCCTTGGATGGTTCTGAAAGAAATCAGGTTGATATGGGTGATATCTAGCATATGAGTTAGGAGGAACATCTCCGTATATCTGTGCTATATTATCCGGCCAATCAAGCAATGTCTGCCTATACTCAGTTAACTCCTGCTTCTCTTCATCTGTCAAGGAATTCCAAAGCATAGGTTTTGATTGGTAGTAGTCTACATATGTCACCAGCATAAAGTCCCTAGATGCTCTAACCTTAGCCATAGCCTCTTCCATACCAATCGTTATCTCTTCTCCATGTTCTCCCATTGCCATCTAATCACCTCATGTCTCCCTGAATGTTATTGCAGCCCTAACAGGACCAACCTGTGTATTGGTATATCCTGATAATCCAGTTGCTCTCAAGTTGAATGTATCACCTGCTGAGTATGTAGTCCCGTTCCCACTGAAGGATGTAAATTCCTTTGAGAACTGATTACCACCACTTCCACTTGCATTGTATGTGAATGTGGTAGTTGATGCAGACCTGTTTTTGAATACCGTAATCGTCTGATTGGAGGAGTTCGTTTCACTTCCGTTATTCCCAAAGGACAGATGTATGCTGACTAACTCACAATCTTTTGGTATAGGGAAACCAATATCAGAGCCTGAAGAACTCCGAGTTGTGTTTTGTTCTGCGTCACCAT